ATAGTCGCCAACGCACGCTTCGGCCAGCGACCAAACAACGTAGACTTCGTGACGAGTGTATTCACCGTCGCAACAACATAAGGATCTTCCAATGCCATCTACAGCACCTACTCTCACCTGGCACATGACCAGCACGCGCAGCAGCCTCACACCCGCTAGCGTCCAAGCTGCGCTCGTCCAGATAGCGTTGCTTGCAGCCGACTCGACCTATTGGAAAAAGGATACGTCAGCCTTTGGGAGTGGAGCGGGGGCGGGATTCTTGATTCTCACCCCGGTCGGCGGGAACCAACCCGACATGCAAATCGTGTTTTGTTTCGGTCCACACTTGAGCATGATGCTCTCCCCCCACACCACCGACGCCAACACAATCTTTATGGGGCTATGCCCCGATGGAGGGGCGGCTTCTTCCCCGCTGCTTGCGGCAGGCCCCTGCGCCTCCAGTGGTGAGCGGTTCACTAAGTACCTGCGGGTCACGGGCTCTCTCAGCTCCGTAGCCGGTAAAACCGACACCCTCTTTGCACTGTCCTCCGATGAATCCTTCGGAATCTGGTTTCGGCAGGACGCGACTCCGAACTGGCATGGGGGAATCGCAGGAGCCATCGTTGATCCCCCCACCAACGCAGACGGGGAAGGCACCCCAGGTCGAATCTACGGGATGGCCGTGACTGGAAATGTCAAGCTTTCAGGTACTTTCTGGGGTCAGACCACGGGGTTTTTCCAGTCTGCGGGAGCTAACCAAGGCAGCTTCCAGTGTTTCGACCCGAACGCCACAACTACGATGATTGAGATGGACAGAAACACAATAACGATGCCCACATCCCCGCGCTATCTGACGCAGTTTGGCACCCAGGTTTCGATGCCCTTCGCGGTATTTGAGGAAGCGAGTCCCTATAATCTCATAGGCATCCCCAGGCAGATGCGGATGACGACTGACGGTCAGATGCGGCAGATCGTCCAAACCGCTGCCGGTGTCACCAAGAGCTATTACATCGCGGGTTCTGCCCTCACTACTGATGCCGTTAGCTTCGATAACGGGTAAAATCGGGGGGAGTAAGCCACATGGAACGCCGTGTATCGAGCCTTGAGACACAGGTCGCAGTGTTGGACCAAAGACAAGATACAGCCGAGACTGAACTCTTGAGTAGCCGTGAGGCGGTGGTGAAGATCCACGACCGGATGAACTCCATCGATAGGCGTCTAAGCAAAATGCAGGGTCAGATGATTGCCGCCTTGGCTGTGGTGCAAATCCTGGTCGAACTCATCAGCGCCAAGATGTGATGAAGGGGCACGAATGAAAGAGATCATCTTCTCCTTTGTCGCGGGCGCACTTCTGGTTCTTGTAGGCTGGTTCTCCCGTTCCCACACCAAGAACGTAGAAACTCAGAAGAGAGTTGACCTTGCTAAGTCTGTGAGCAAACGACACGCAGACGCGATTGTTGAAGAAATCGAAACTATCAAAGAAGAAGTCGAAGGCGAAACTCCAGAATCGAGTCTCGCTGACCGGCTGAATAGATAGGATGTTCTCTCTTCTCCTCCTGGGCAGCCTCGCAGAGATGCCGCCTCTCCCGGAGAGGACAGAGCCCATAGAGAATGAATGCCTACAGGCATATCCTTTGGTGCCGGAAGCGGTCCCACCGGAGGATCTTATTGATCCGGGCACTTGGACTGTGACGTGCAGTAGCGTAGCTGTTCCTACTTCTCAGGTAGCACATCTCCTTGAAACTCAAGCTTGGGCAGAGGGGATGGTTGATATCTATGCTCTCGACATCCAAATCCTCCAGGAACAGGTTGAGCTAAAGCAGAGAAGAGTCTGGAAAACATGGGTCCAGGCTGGAGTATTCGGACTGTCTGTTGGTATGGTAGCAACGGTCGTTCTCTACGAGGTCAAGTCCCAATGAGCCACATGCTTCCTCCTATCCTCATTCAGGTCAAATCCCTCGGACACAAAGTCTTTGAAGGAGACCACGCCTATGACTTGAACATTATTGGGATCCGTTCAGATAACCACCGTTCGAACAGATTCGATGACCTGCTCTGCTGTGCCTACCGGGAGCGGGAGGGAGGTCCCTTTGTCATCAAGTATTGGCCAGCAACTACGGATCCAGGTACGTTCTGTCTTGAACACCCTGAAGTCTATGGTACGGCAGCCGGAACGGCTATTATTGTCCCGGGGCAGTATAGAGGAGCCTACAAGCTTGACCTCCATCGTGGGAAATATGAAGCCCTTTGCCAGCGGAATGGACCGATCAAAGTGTACCGAGACGGTAATCGGGATGACATCATAGACATGGACCCGAGCACCATCCAGGAAGGATTCTTCGGATGCAATCTTCATAAGGCTGGCGCGAACTCTACAAACGTAGATAAGTGGTCCGCAGGATGCCAGGTTTTTGCACGGGATTCTGATTTTGAGGAGCTACTTTTTTTAGCTCATAAGCAAATCGAAACTCATCCCACTTGGGCACCTACTTTCACATACACCCTTATCCGGGAGTGGTAAATGGAAAAGCTAAAAGAACTGCTGAAGAAGCTAAATCTCAAAGTCGCCATAATCGGAGGCGTCATAGTTATCTCAACTTCTCTGGGCACCTGTCATCTTATGGATGATGGAAGCGAAGATGCCAAAACAGAAGAAGCCGCCCCTACTGAAACTCCCGTAGAGGAAGTTGAAGTAGAAGCGGCTGAAGAATAAGAGTGTGATGGGGGAGGCTAAGGCAGTTGGGCCTTTAGCGTTAGGAAGATGTGCCTGTTTCTCTTCTTCCTCTCCCCCATCCCTATCTTCGATTTCTATGAAGAAGAAGTAATCTCCAAGGGCTCCCCTGTTGTCCGAGAGATCTCGATGTATTTCCATCCAGAGCGTTTCTTTCCTTTCGGACGAATGGTAGTCATTAGGACGATCTGAGGCTTTGCCTTCTCTAAGACTTTCATTGTCTTAGAGAGGGTAGCGGCATCCCACATCCTATCATCCACTATGATGAGATCATTCTCGTCTCCAAGGGCACCAGCAATAGCGGCGAGGACCCGAGCCTCCGTGCTCCCGGAGAGAGCTATATCAACAACCTCCCGAGCAAGTCCAATCTCAAACGAAGCCTCGTCCGGGGCAAAGACAAGAGTCTCTCCCTTGGGCAAGAAAGAACTCACAAGTTCGATGAACTCGTCTACGACTGAATCGAGCATCTCGAACAGGATTTGAAAGAGTTCTCTCTTCAAGCTCTTCAAAGAGGATTGAAGCTCCTTGGCTTTCTTCTCCCCATTCCACGCAGCAGAAGAAGCCCGAGTGAGGCGCTTACTCAAGAGGACTTCTGACATTTCTGCCTGGACCTCTTCCGTGGGAGGAATCCTATTGATGGCAGTTTCCCCACCCAAGTAATCAACAAGGTGACGAAGGATGTGCTGAGCCTGAAGAGCAGGATTTGCTCTATAGTCGAGATAGATCATCTGAACTAAATCTCGAAGGAATGCGCGAGATAGTCCTTTTCCTACCCCTCGAACTTCCTCATCGCTTACATCTTGAAAAGAGCCCAGGGATTCAAGAGCAATCTGGGCTGCCTTTACGACAGTGTTTTGGTCTCGTTGGACTTTGCCCAGGCGGGTGAGAATGTCCACGAGATTGATTGATCCTTCCATCGTAGGAAGAATCAGTACAAGAGGCTCATGAAGCTCCTTTGGGAGTTTCCCTAAAAGATCTCCGAGGAGAATAGGCTCACACAACTTGTTCCAGAAGAACTTGGCTTTCGTCTCATCGTTCCCTGCCATGATGGCATGGAGTTCCGCGACAGAAAGAGTTGATCCCTCTGGTCCTCCCCTCTTGGGCCGCTTGCCCCGCTCCAGTTCCCAGAAAGAGTTCTCTCCGTCGCTGAGAGAAGCGGTCACTGTACAAGAGTTGGCATCGTGGGGAATCAAAGCGGAGAGCAAAGAGCCATCCTTGATTGGCTTGTCTCGATACAGAAGACCGTAAGCACTCCCCGTCCGGGCAAGTTGTAGGGACTCGGCAATAGCACTCTTCCCTGCTTCGTTGTCTCCAATCAGAACAGTGTTCTTCCCGAGGTTTACTGTATAGGGCATCCCATCGGGACTCTTCACAGTTGATATGATTTCTACTACATGACTCATGAGTTGTTCTCCCAAAGATCGTCTTCGATAGGTCCGAAGGTCTCTTCATATAAGTGAACGAGGGCAGCACCATTCGCTCGATTGGGGATGGAAAATCCTTTCCTCCATCGGGCAAGGCTTTGAACACTGGGGTTTGTCCCAGCCAGGTAGTCACTCATCTTTACCGCGATGAGTTCATCGGACATTCCGGTGTCTGCCAGTTTATCTAAAACGCATGGGCACTGGGTTCGAGCCTTAGCGAGGGTTTGAGCATCAATCGGCTTGGCCATTGTCTTTCTCCTTGAAAGGAAGTTCGAGTTGTTGAGGCTCGCAACGGAATCCCCCCTGCCAATCATCCACATCGAATGGGTAGACTTGGGTAATCCGCTCAAGGCGCTCCTCATTTTGAGAGAGCAAAAAGACAGGACGACCTGCCCGGACTGCCTTATCGACAATCTGAGCAGTCGCCCTGCCTACGGTTGTGCCAGGGACTACGATGAAATCATAGTAAGGCTTCCGAGTAATAGCGTGCTCTCTACTCACGATACTCTTGGCCCAGACATTCCAGTCTCCTCGGCAGTTGATCCGAAAGTCATCCCTTCCCGAGATGATTGAAACTTTCAGATCCTTCCCCACACGTTCTCCCTTAGCATGGACGAGTTCTCTGATTCGAATACTTTGGTTAGCGATAGTCTTCGCATCCTCCCCCGAAGGGTGGGCGTAAAAGATTCTAAGGGTTTCGCTCATTGTCTTTCCTTTTCTTCGCCAGGATTGGCAAGACTTACATTCACAGATGGCTGCTTTCTTCACACCTCACTCCATCTATTTCCTGTCTCTACAGAGGAGGTGTAGTTGAGAAGTGGGTTGACCTTCCTACGCCGATTCATGGTTCGTCCCAGAACCTCAGCAGCGAACTTTGCTTCTCCCTCGGGCACCTCTAAGTAGAGGGCATCGTGGCCGTGGTTGATTAGCCACTCCACAGGGAGAGTTTCTTTCGTAGGGTTGATTGCTTCCGTAGCGAACCACTCTTGAACCCCATAGATGAGTTCGAGCATCGCTTCATTTACAATCACCACTCCCCCGGATTGAATCGGATGATTCACCAACTCATTGATCTTGTCCTCGTTCCTGAAGTACCTACGCCTATCCCAGAGGGAATCCCCGATGAACCCCTCCTTCCGGTAGCGGACCTCAATCATTCTCCACCAACGCGGAATCTCGGGATCTGCTCGCTTCAAGCCTTCGACTACTTGGCGAACGTCCTCGATTGTGAGATGGGAATAGAGAAGGTTCCCTTCGTCGTCTTCGACGGAGACGATTTGCTCGTGGATTCGCTTAGTTGAGGCAGCATACTGCCAAGCGTAGCGTGTGTTCTTCGTGATGTCTCGGGTGGCTTTGAAGACTCCCTTGCCCTTCTCTTTACGATTACCAGGGGCACCCTCAAGTTTCCATATTCCTTTGCCATACACAATCTCCATCGTCTCGTTGTGCGGGTCGAGTCCCTCTTGAATAACTCGAATGGAATGTTTCGCCCGAGCTTCCTCGGCAATGAGCCGAAGCTCAAGCTGATCCATGTCAGCACCTATTAGAACACACCCCTCCCGGGCAACAAAGATGTCCCGTAGGGAGTATGGAATGTTCTGGGCATTCGGGTTGCTCGAAGAGTATCGGCCTGTAGCTGGGAGCCTGTTGTAGCTTGGATGGATTCGAGTGGTTTGTTTCTCAATCAAGGGACGGACATAGGTGCCCAGGAGTTTGGTGACCTTCCGATAAGTTCGGACGGATCTCAAGAATGCAATGCGTTCTCCTTCCAAGCCGTAGTGGACGATCATAGTACGAAGGGTCTCATCATCTGTGGAGGGATCTCCTGTCTTCTCGGAGTAGTGATGAGGAGCGAGTCCCCAATTAGAGAAGAGGAGGTTTGCCATCTGCTGAGTGCTTTGAGGATTGAACCCTTCTCCTACAATGTCCTGGCATTTCTTGAGATGAAGCTTTGCCTCGATGTCTAACCGGATCAAATGTTCAGTAGCCCTGTCAAGATCAACTCCCATTCCAACACTCTCCATCGTAGCGCCCAAGGACTGAAGCATGTGTTCTCTTGGGAGAAGATGCTGTTGCTTGCGCCTCCTCACATCCCGGGCAAGAGGAAGCGCGATCCGAGCCGTGACGCAGACATCCTTTCCACAGTAGATATGAAGCTCCTCGTCCGTCTTGGCTTGGACTGCTGTGTGGTCTGCTTTCCAAGCTTCTGGGTTGTCCGTATAGAAAGAACCGACAAACCCGAGGTTGTGGGGAAGTTCATTATCTGCGAGGAGATGAAGTAGAATCGTGTCACAAGTGAGATTAGGAGTAATCCCCAACCAGGACTCTACACAAAGTCGATCATACTGACCTGCGTTATGACCAAGAAGAGGAACTCCCGGATTGAGAAAGAATACTTTTAGTTGCTCTTCAAGCTTAGAGATCTCTCCTGGAGTCGCTAAGTAACTTCCGTCAATACTTCTGATGCCGATGATTAGTGATTCGTCCTCATTTCCAATACCTACGCATCGAACATTGGCAACCATTGGATCTATGCCATCGGTCTCTAAGTCATAAGCAAGAGGCTTTCCTGATTCGATAAGTCGTTTGAGGGAAGTTCTGACTTCTTCCGGGTCGTGAGTTCTAACAATCTTCGGTTCAAGCCAGTCGAGGGTTCCGGAGAAAAACCGGAAGGCCTTTCGTAAGTCGTGTCGGAAGACCTCTCTATATGCTGGTTGCCGTAAAACCCAAGCTGGGTGCATTGTGTACCCAACTTCCAAGGTGATGTCCGGGTCCCAAGGAGCCTCCACCAGTTCACACCCGCCTCGGATGTTCATGATAGAAACGTCTCCACCTCGGAGTGCTTTCGCTGCTGTCTTGCCCATGCAGACTACTCGGGTAATCCCAGAGGCTTTGAGTTCTTCGAGGAGAAGGCTTCTACAGGCATCAACGGGGCGCTTCAAGAGATGAGCGTCTTCCTTCTTCTCCCGGGCAACCTTCTCTCGCTTGCGGTTTATCCGAGAGACCTTGATATTCAAGGCTTCCAGGTCGTTCTTAGGTGGGCGACACCGCACGGTGTTTGCAATGTAGCAACGGTCCCGAGGGATGTTCAAAGCATTTAGAGCAGCCTGTAGTTCCAACCCACTCGGGCCAACGAAGGGCCTACCTTCTACAGTCTCGTGCATCCCAGGCGCTTCTCCGAGAATGATCACACGATCATCATCGTGCGTTTCGGATAGCACTGGGGTGCCAAGCTCGCCCTGCCTGAGAGCGCAGTTTTTACATGCGGGATAGAACATAGTTGTTGGGCCTGAGAAAGGGTTGAGGCATCTATTGGATCGCAGACATGCCTCCCTGCTCTGTCGCTTTTCCAACTCATGAGAGTCGGACCGATCCTCTACTCCATCAGAAACTCAAACTCATCTGGAGAAGAAGTCTTAGCTACAGCAGGAGCGCTCTTCCCGTTGTCAACAGACTCCGGAGTAGCAGCCGGAGCCTTCTCCTCTTCCACCTTGAAATCGGCGGGGGCAGGAGAAGCCATAGCCTTCTTCATTTGAATGAAGTAGTTCTCATTGACGTAGCGATAGTCAGGATAACTACCTTCAATGGGACGGCCATTTGCACCCATGGTGGGAGCGTTGTAGTTGAAGCGGACAGTCTTTCCAGCGAGCTTGCTGAAAGGAAACTTCGTCTTGCCCTTGAGCTTGTTCTCGGGCACCCCAGCAGAGACCAAGAATCCCATAAGGAAGGGCATGGCTTTAGGGGTCAAGGAGAAGCTGTCCTTGTGGCGAATGCCTTCCGTCATCATGTAGACGAGAAGACGATTGGAGTCTTCGTAGTAACGAAACTCCAGGATATTGGCCTCATGAAGGCCGGTTTCAAGGTAACCAATACCAGCACCCGCAGGGGTGTGACCGGTAAAGTCGAGTTCAATAGTTACAACAGACATTTGTGACTCCTAAGTCTAAGTCTGGGGGGAACCCACAACACACACGCGAGTGGGAGGAAAGGGACCGGAGGCTGACTCGGGGGGACAAAGGAAAAAAACCCTTCAACAACCTCCGATCCACTAAACGAAAAGCTCACCTTCTTCTTCAACTGGGCTTGAAAAGATCTGGAGAGCTTCGACACTCTCATAATGACGAAGGGTCGCCCGATGTAAACCATCTTGGAGGGCCCATCGAATATGCGCAATGTCCTGCTTGCCTCGAAGTTTCTCGATGGCTTCTTTCAGGACAGAAGACCAGTTCTCAATCCCAGCCTCAAGGATTTTTACCGAGAGTTTCTCGGCTACAGAATCAATCCACTCCAATCCTTTCGGGTAGGGAATGATGAACCCTGCTGCTCGGAGACCCTCTGCGATATTCATTGGAGCCTTACCCGGGAACACGGACAAACGATCTCCCGAAACATAATCAGCTTGGGGCTCAAAGCAGAGTTGGTACTTCCAAGGAGCAGCGGTAGGTTCGAACATTGCTCGGCCAATCACATCGACCATGCCGCTAAACTTTTCTGGAAGCTGGCCGGGGAGTGCAGGACCACCGCGAACGAACTTACCGCTGCTGGTACGAGGAGGCTGCTCATGACAGTTGAAGATAACAATCATCCCCCGGGCAGTAGCCGCCCGCGCTGCGTCTCGACAAGCGAGAACGTCCCGAGTAAGCGCGGACCACATCCCTCCTCTTCCCTTAGAAGTTTCATACTCATTGATCGTAGACTCTACCATTAGAGAGAAGTCATCGATGACAACAGACGGGACTGGGTTCTTTGACGAGACCGCAGCTTCAATCGCTGCCGTCGCTTCGGGCACAAGTTTCGCCCGAGTGATCTTGAGATCATTTATTCCGAGGAATCTCTTAGCAGAGAGAAGCCCCGCTGGGTCTCCGATGAAGAGCCCTCGGGCTCCCGCTGCTGCTGATGCAATCGTTTTCCCGGACTTGCTGGGTCCGTAGAGGCAGATGAATACGCCTCCAATAGTAGAGTCACTTTGGCTATTGCCCCCATTAGGGACGCCATTTGGTTTAGACATCGATTTCTCCAGACACACACTTGGTTTATAAAAGCTAACACACCTTGAATCGTTCGGTCAATTTGAGCACGTCAATAATCTGATCAAGAACGATCATCTTACTGAGGGACTCCTTCTCCTCATCCGGATGGAAGGCTCCCTTCACCCGGGCATCGAGTTCAGACCCAAAGAAGTGAAGGGCTTCTAAGAGAATCGGCTTCTCTTCTTCTGTAATCTTGAGCAGTATCATTACTTAATCAACCTCTTCCTCTAAGCCCGATGCATGGATGCGCTCCAGCATGTTGTTCAGCGCTTCATTGCTGTGCATGGCCGCGATGAGCAGCACCGCGTCCGCACTTCCCGCGCGGGCCTTGTTTATTGCGGCCAAAGCGTAATTGAGTCCCGCGCCTACCCCTGCTTTGAGGCCAGACCGGCGACCAAACCAGTGCCCCACCAAGAATGCAACAAGACATAAAAGAACAGTCATCACTCGTCTCCAAAGCGGCAAAGGTCGTAGGCATCACAAGCGCCATACTTCCCGAAGCAAGTTTGATTGTTCAACGCCATTGGCCACTCTTCAATAGGTTTTCCTTCAAAGAAAGCTATCTTCCTTTCCCCTTCTTCAATCACGTTGACGAACCACTTCAGAGCACGAGGGGCTGGCTCTAAGGGGCGACGGTCAAAGTCATGAGGCTGCGAGAGTTTGATTCTATTGACCAAGACTCCAGCGAATCTCTCCTTGTAGCGAGCTTTCCCAAAGAGTTGATACCCAATGAACTGTCCATCAAGAATGTGCTGTCGGAGAGTTTTAGAGTTTAGACGATAGGCCGACTTATGATCGACGATCCAGACTCTCTCGTTGGCATCCTCAATGATGAGGTCTGCTCGCTGGGTGTAGAGATGCTTCTTCTCTCCAAGAAGAGCTTTGAGTTGGTGCTCAACGTCGAGGATTTTCCACTCTTCAAAGTGCCAGTTGTGCCGGTAGGCAAAGTAAGCATCTTGTATCTGAGGGATAGCGGCCATCCATAAGGGAGACTCATCTGCGTTCTTCTCCGCGAGGGCAACGATTGCATCCTCTGGGAGAAACCAATCATCTGGATTCCCTCCGGTCTGCTTTTCTTTCAGCCTTTGATAATGATGTGCGAGTGCAATATGGATCAGGGATCCATTTACAAGAGGAGCAGACACCGCGAATCGTTTTCCGCCAATCTCCCGCCACGCGAATAAGCGCGGACATCTGATTACGGATTGAATACGGTGCCACCCTCTTTCCGAGGGACCAGCGTCTAAGAGTTTCATTGCCTGTTCTCCTTCATTATAACCGTGTGACCCCCGGGTGCCTACCCCTAACTGTCAAGAGGAGGTCAAGGCAGCCACTTGGGCTACTCTTTCCAGAAGACGTTCTGCTGCCCCCTCCGAGTTATCAACTCCTCCCAGGGCATTTTCGATCTCTTCTGCTGCCATGTCTTCTCCAATCTCTCCAACATGCGGAAGCTTGTCTAAGAGAAGGTCTGCAACATGTTCATCTGCTGTTGTTCGAGCGATCACATAAGAGACCAGGACGGGTCGAATCTGACCCAACCGAGAGAAGCGACCCTCCCATTGAATCACCTTGTCTGGTGTCCAGGGCAGCATGACAATGAGAGCCAGGTCTGTATCCTGAAGATCGACACTCTCTCCCCAAGCATCTCCTGTTCCGACAAGTAAGCAGGGACCCGGGTGAGCCATGTACTTGTGGCGGATCTTGTCTCGGTCAGAGGGATCTGTTCCTCCATGAGCCCACCACATCCCGCACCCTTGAATCTTATCGGTGCCCTTCTTCAGTCGGGCAGCAAGACGCTCACAATCAATACGACGGCCAGAGAATACAGCGACCTTCTGTCCACACTTCAGAGCAGTAAGAACTCTTTCCTCGATGTAAGAGTGTTTGCGGGAGGCAGCTTCCATAAGGAGAGTTTCGAAGTAACTCTCCCGAGCTTCTTCCCCTCCTCCCTTCAGGGCTCTCTGCGCCCGAGCAAGCTCTCTCTTCATCGCAGAGGGCTTGTCCTGTTCGGAGACTTCCAAGCGAACGACTTCCCTCCTCTTCTTGGGAAGATGCTTATTCACTTCGTTCCG